CCCCATGTACCGCCACCTTCTTTAAGAATGTGATCTACAACCTTTGCACACGCCTCACGCTCTGCCTCTGCTATCAGTTTGGCAAAAGCTTCAAGATGATGCACAAACCGCGCTCTGTCTTTGCCAAGACCATATAACTCCATGCCGGAATCTCTAGCCATTTGGATGATTTCTTGTGTCACAGCTTCACCCCTTCGTACCATCCATCAACATAGGCTTCGTGAAAACCCCAAGCAATCAGCCAAGTCCAACTCAGCTTCTCATCGCGTGGGTAAGTTATCTTTGCCATCAGCAGGCACAACTCTTTACTTGGTGGTGGTGCTTTCATTTGTCGGCCTCCAGTGCCCAGTGCAGCAGCGCCAGCGCGTCTGCTTCGTTGTCATCGGTTACCGGGTGGCCAAGTAGTTGCATGGATGCAACCATGGCCGCCTTGTCTGCGTTGCCCCGGCCAGTCGCGTGCTTCTTGATCGTGCCCACCGGCACACCTTGATAGGGAATGTTGTTTTGCTCGCACCAAGAGGTGAGGGTGGCCAGCAGGCCGCCGTAGACATGCGCAGAGTCGGTGCTGGCGTGGCGGCGCACCTCTTCAAAGTAGATGGCGCTGATCTCTGGGCCTACGCTGCCATAGATCTCGGCCAGCCACTTCTTGAAGCGCAGGTAGCGCATGCCGCCACCCTCGTAGCGGCCAGGTTTAAAGCTCGACCAGCCATGCACGATGGTGCCGTCAGCCGCCTGGCAGGCCCAGCCGGTGGTGGTGCCCAAGTCCAGGGCCAGGACAACCGCGGTCATAGCTGGCCAGCCTCGCGCAGCGCCTGCACAAATGCCTCGACATCAGGGCAGGGCAGGTCGCTCCAGCAGCCTGCGTCCCCGGTCATAAAGAGCGCTTCTGCAATGACATCCTCTGGCATGCGCTGGCCTTCCTTGGTCTTGTCCAAGATCCTGTTTGCATCTTCCAATGTCATGGCTGACGCACCCCGCCCAGGAACCGCTGCAGCCGGGGTTGGAGCTCGCCGTACTTAGGCATGAGCTGGTCACGCACGCACTGGTCAATGAGGGATGACACGCTGCGCCGCTGGTCGGCAGCCGCAGTGTCCAGCAGCGCCCTGGTGGCAGGGTGAAGCCGCATGAGGAAGGGTTTGAGTTTGGGTGTGTCCATCACGCAAGTGTATATCACCCAGATATTGCACAAGCCCACCCAAATGCATGATTTATTGCTGGACTAGGGTAAGTCCCTAGTTATTATGGGCTTTTGGGGGTTGTACAGCGATATACAAATCGTGCCATAATCCTCCCATGTTCAACGCGCAGATGAAGCGCAAGGAGTTCAACATGACAAACAGCACTACAGAAATTCGCAACTCAGCAATTTGCGAGTACGTCCAAAACCAGTTTATTGCAACTGGTAAACATGTTTTTATCGGCGAGATTGCTGAGCATTTTAAAACCAACGCAAAGACAGTGCGTACTGCGCTTGACTCACGCCAAAATAATTTTGAATACTTTGAAGCTGATCGTTGGTCTGGTTCAAATTTTAGTGGTCGTTACGTTCAATCGTGGGCGGTTGAGCCAAGCAAATTGCTTTTGATCAAGATTATTCAATCAACAACTACGGTGGAGTGCTAATCATGTCCACTAAATTCGTCGCCTACTACCGCGTTTCAACCGACCGCCAAGGCCAGTCTGGCCTCGGCCTTGATGCCCAGCGTGCAGCCGTGGCCAAGCACATTGGCACCGCCGAGATGGTGGCTGAATTCACCGAGATCGAGTCTGGCCGCAAGAATGACCGCGAGCAACTAGCTCACGCATTGAGCCTGGCAAAGCGTACAAAGGCAGTCCTTGTGATTGCAAAACTCGACCGCCTTGCCCGTAACGTCCACTTCATCTCTGGTCTGCTTGAGTCTGGCGTGCCCTTTGTTTGCGCTGACATGCCCGAGGCTGATCGCACCTTCTTGCAGATGATGGCCGTGTTCGCTGAGTGGGAAGCGCGCAAAATCAGCGAGCGCACCAAAGCAGCGCTGGCCCAGGTCAAAGCACAAGGCCGCACACTGGGCTGCCCAACACCGCAGATCGGATCGGCCATAGGTGTCAAGGCCGTGATGGCCAAGGCTGACAAGTACGCCGACCGCGTTGGTCCTATCGTGCGCGACATCATCGCCCGGTCTGGTGCCAGCACCCTGAGAGACATTGCTGCAGCCCTTGAGGCTCGCGGCGTGGCCACACCCCGTGGCAATGTGACCTGGGGGCCAACTCAGGCCTCCAACCTTTTGAAACGCCTCAACCTGGAGTCAAGCTATGCATGAGACATTGTCAGAAAAAATCACCGTGGCCACATTGTTTGTGGCTTGCGTTGGCCTCTTGATCTGGATGCCAATATGAATGCAAAGATCACCACCCCACCCAAGACCCTGCTACAGGGCGCTGAGTACACAAGCGCCGCAGCCACTGACATTGAGCGCACCTGGCGCAAGCACGGCTGGCTGCCCAAAGAGGAGCGCGAGGCCGAGCTCAAGGCCCAGCAGACGGTCAAGCGCATGAAGATCAAGGAGCGCAATGATGCTGGCTCCTAACCTTGACGCTGGCCGCGACATGCGCAACCGCCAACTCGACATCTTTGAGCAGCGCGATCACCAATTTTTGGAGCGCTGCCGGGCACTAGCCGCGCTCATCTGCCGCCAGCAGGGGCAGGTCTCGATCAACGACATCCGCGCTTTTATCGAGGTGCCGCCGGGTGTCCACCCATCTGTTCTGGGCGCGGTGTTCCGCACCAAGCAGTTTCGCAAGGTTGGCTTTACCGAGGCCACCCATCCCCAGGCGCACGCCCGAGTGGTGCGCGTCTATTCCCTAGCCACTAACAAGGAGTGAAAAATGGCAGGCAAACTGACAGACGATAAAGAGATGAGCGCCAGCCGCTTACCCGGCCTCATGGGGTTCAGTAGGTACAGCAGCCCTAACGATGAGCTGCAGTTCTCGATCAACGCCATTGATGGCAAGGAGCGCCCCGACATTGGCAATGAGGCCATGGGCTGGGGGAATACCCTAGAACCTGTGATCCTGGCTGAAGCTGCCAAGCGTTTGGGCTTGGAAAAATTCGACACAGACATTGGCCAGGCTTACTCGCACCGCGAGATCGCCCTGGCCTGCAGCCTGGATGGCGTTGGGTTTGGCGATGGCCAGTTGATCAAGCCTGACCCTGACCGCGGGATCTATGTGGTTGGCCAGGACAGCATCAAGCTGGATGGGCCTGGCGTGCTTGAGGCCAAGCTGACCAAAACCATGCCCGAGGACACCCCGCACCTGGCGCGTGGCCCCATCCAGTTGCAGGGCCAGATGCTGGTGACCGGCCATAAATGGGGCGCTGTGTGCGTGCTCTACCAGGGCATTGAGCTGCGCGTGTTCCTGTTTGGGCCTCACTTTGAGACACAAAAGGAGATCGTCAAGGCAGTGCTGCTGTTTGAAAACAAGCTGGACAAGTACCGGCGCACCGCTGAGATCGACTGGTATCCACCCGCAAGCAGCAAGGAACTGGATCGCATCTACCCCATGGCTGCCGGGAAGGAAGAGGTTGATCTCGATGTCAGCGTGGCCGACCTGGCTGCCGGTATTGTGGCCAACAAGGCCGCGATCAGGGCAGCCGAGGCCAGCATTGATGACGCTGAGAAGCTGATCAAAGCGCAGCTTGGCCAGGCCGAGCGTGGCCGCGCAGGGCAGTACATGATCAGTTGGCCAATGCGGTCATACAAGGCAGCACCTGAGCGCTTGCTGCCTGCCAAAGAGGCATATTCGATTCGTCAATCAACACTGAGCATTAGGGAGATGAAATGAATTTGCGACCCATTGAAGAGGCCTATGGTGCCGCAGTCAATGTCATGCTGGCCGCTGTGCCTGGCATGACCCAAGAGCAGGCCATGGAAGCAGTCGAGGCGATTGCCGAGCTGGTGCTGGCCACCATCCAAGCTGAGTTGACACAAGAAGAGGAGCAGCAAAATGCAGTTGACCACCACTAATCGGGGCTTTGCCCCAGCCACCCTCACTGAGGCCATTCAGTTCAGCGACATGTTGGCCAGCTCCAGCATGGTGCCCAAGGCCTACCAGGGCAAGCCCCAGGACATCCTGGTCTGCGTGCAGTGGGGCTATGAGATGGGCCTGGCACCCATGCAAGCGCTCCAAAATATTGCTGTGATCAACGGCAAGCCCAGCGTCTACGGTGACGCAGCCATGGCGTTGGTGCAGGCCAGCTCGGTCTGTGAAGATGTCGAGGAGTACTTTGAGGGTGAGGGCACAACCAACCCGGTGGCCGTCTGTGTGGCCAAGCGCAAGGGGCGCAAGCCGGTGACGGCAAAGTTCAGCGTGGAGGATGCAAAGCGAGCTGGTCTGTGGGGCAAGCAGGGGCCATGGCAGGCCTATCCCAAGCGCATGATGCAGATGCGAGCTCGCGGGTTTGCGCTGCGCGATGCCTTCCCTGATGTACTGAAGGGTTTGATCACCGCCGAGGAAGCCCAGGACTACCCTGATGAGGCCAAGCCCAGGCCAGTGGCCAAACCAGCCAACCCTCTGGACATGGTGGCCAAGCCAGAGCCGGTGGCCATCCCGATTGAGATCACCGACCCGGCAATCATTGAGGCCGCACTGGCCGACACGGTCGAGCCAGATCCAGTACTTGATGCGATTGATGATGCCATTGCTTTTGCAGACAAGATGGTTGAGCGATTTGAAGTGGTGGACATACCCGAGGTGCATGAGACAAGCTCACCTGATGAGCCTGCGGTCATTGGCTTTGCTTTGCTTGTGCCCGGCAAAGAGCAGCCCTTCTCAGTCCACCAGAGCCTGGATGAGTGGCAAGATGCCTATGAGGATCTGGCCGACAAGACGGCCAAGGCTGGCAAGCGACCGCCACGGGAGCGCATGACAGCGCTTAAGGATCTCAAGCAGATCAATGAGGAAACCATTCAGCGGGTGGACACAATCAAGCGATTGCGCCACACAAGCTCATATCAGCGCCGACTCAATGCGTTGGGCGCTGCGCAGTAATCAAAGGACTGCAAGCACCTCGTTGGTGTGCTTGATGCGGTCTGACAAACCTATGCTGCCCCCGTTAATGATCTTGGTTAACCGCTGGTGATCAAGAGCGTCAGCGGGGGCATTGCATTTGTG